ACTGTTTGCTGATGCCGAGGCGGGAAGAAAGCGTGCTGACCGTCGAAGATAAAGAGTTAACAATGCCAGAAGCATACTGTCCCTGGCTGTTGGCCTGCTGAATGGCCTGGCTCCAGTCTGTGGTGGTAACACCAAGCGCAGAAAGCTCATCGTTAAATTTCTTGATGCTTGGAGACGCCCCACCTACCGCCGCCAGTGCGCGGTCGCCTAACGTAATGAAAGCATCAGACGCGTCACTAATGGCCTTCGGAATCTTTGAGATGGCCTGGTTATACTCCAGCAGCGCCTGATTACGGAGCAGTGTTGCAACGTCAGCATTTACACGCGCCAGAGCGGCGTACTTGTCTGAAAGCGCGGCCACGCCTTGCGAGGAAATGGTGATCACCTTATCCATCGCTTCAGCTGCGTCTTTCAGCGCATCCATGGCGTTTTTACCGCCATTGAGAGAAGTAATTAGCACGCCAGCCAGGACTGAACCAAGAGCGATTATAGCGCCAACCACGGCACCGCCAGGACCAAAGGCACCGGCAAGCTGCGACCCCTGCTGCGAGAACGCAACGAGAGCAGACTGCCCGCCCTGTACCTGTACGATGAAGTCCTGAACCTGATACCCAGCCTGCTGCATGCTGGACTTCCAGTTTTTACTCCCACCAGCTGCAACGTCTGTTGTGCGCTTCATGTCGAACAGCTGACCGGTAAGCTCGCCTATCTTCTGCTTATCGGCTTCCGTTGCGCTTGCCCCAGCTCGTAATTGGGCGGCCAGGATTGCGGCGCTGCGAGCACCATTGGTTTGTTGCTCGCTCAGGATCGCGATTTGATTAGAGAGGTCAGAGGTTATTCCGCTGATTCGGTTGGCTTCATTCGCCTGCTGGGAAAGTTGCTTAGCGGCTTCTGCAGATGCGGCTGAGGCTGACTTTTGAGCCTCACGCATATCAAAAAGAGCACCTGCAAGTTGAGCAATCTTGGCTTTTTGGGCGTCAGATGCTCCCTCTCCAGCACTTAACTGAGCCGCAAGGATAGCTGCACTTCGCGATCCAGCCTGCATTTCGGTGTTCAGGATGGATACTTCTTTCTCCAGCCCGGATATTGATGATTCTGCTCGCTGAGTAGCTGCCGCTATTGATGCGGCAGACTTAGCGGCCGCATCCGATGAGGCTTTCATGTCATAAAATGCACCTGCCAGCTCCGCGATAGTGCGCTTTTCTTCCTCGGTTGCGTTAATTCCTGCTCTTAGCTGTGACGCGAATACCGCGGCACTTCTGGCTCCATTCACCTGCGCCTCTTCAAGGATCGCAACCTGGTTACCGAGTGCCTCAATAACAGCATTTGCTCGGTTAAACTCGCTCGTTGTGCTTCCGGTACCGGTGCGAGCCTCCTCCATAGCGCGTGCAATACCGCTAACGCTCGCGTTCAGCTTGCGCAGTTGGTTGTCCATGGAGTTGGCATAACCGGCCAGTTCAGTAAACGCGGAACCGGTCTGGGACGCGCTCTGATCGAGGTTATCCATTCCCTTTCCGGACTGCTGGGCTGCAGCATCCAGTTTATCCAGAGCATCAATGGCCTGTTTCCCGCCCTGCAGCAGCGGCTCAACGTCGGCGCTGATTTCATAAACGATGCTACCGGCGTTTTTCTCACCTGCCATGTCATTCTCCGGTTATTGCTTTGCTTTTGCCCTGCGTGCGGCCTGTTTAGCCAGGTATTCGTCGGCGATGCTGTCGTACTCTTCTCGAGTGAAGCCTTTCTGGTCCGGGTATTTCGCCGCCAGCAGCATCTGGAACTCGGTCATCGTTAACTGAGAGGCTTCGGCTCGGTTCATTTCAAAGTGGCTGCGTGCCGCGCTGATGTAGTCGAAAGCTTTAAATTCGTTCGTTCTCGCGCCCGTTTCGTGGCGCTGCAGCTGGCGAACCTTTGCCTTTCCGACGACACCGTGCTGCATGAGGTGCTGCGCCAGCACGATAATGTCGTTCTTAGGCATCTGGCCCGGGCGGTATACGACGCAGTGCCGCCACCCTTTCCACTCGCCGATCATCGGTGTCAGGTCGTCATCGCAGCACGCCTGCAGCACCAGCATGCACGTTGATAAAAGCTTCTCAGCAGCGCGATTGAATGATGGAGATAGCCATTCAGGAAAGCGCCCCAGCGTGCCAGCGCAAACCTCAATCAGCTGAGCGACATCATTGCCGTGGATGGTGGCGTACGCTTGCACAATCTCTTCCGGAGTGCCGATCCTGGTCATGGCCTCGAATGAAGGCCGTAGCAGGTAATCTTTGCCTCCCTCACGGCTGTCGCTGATAGAGAGTTCACCAATATCGGTTAAAGCGGTCATAGGCCTTCCAGTAAACGGTCATTATCAAGGGCAGCACGCCGCCCTTTGGAATGTCCGTTAGGTAACGGTAACCGTATGCACGGCCACAAAGTTGCCGTCTTCGGTGTTGATGATGATCTGCGCGCTGCCGGTGGCGACACGCGTCACGGTAACCGTGTTGCCGGAGGCGGTGGCAGTTGCTTTGGTCGCGTCGGTTGTCGCTACAGTGAAGTCTTTGTTCGTTGCGCCGGTTGGTGCGATGTTCACCGTGAAGGTGCTGGTACCGCCTGCCGTGCCGGTGCTGGTTGTCGGGGTTACCGTCACGCCAGTCACCGCAACCGCAGTGATTTCGTTCACTTCGATAGTGCTCGCGTCACCGACCTTGAACTCAGTAGAGAACGTGACGATATCGTTAGTGCCACCGTCAGAGCTCAGCGCAGTAATGTTCATGTAGCCGATGAATTCAACCGGGCCATACTCCATTCGCACCCAGATGCCCGTTTGACGCTTGGCAGCAAGCTCGTCAGCAAAGTACTTAATGAATTTGCCGACGCCGTACTGATCCAGCTTGTCCTTCTTGCGCACTTCACCTTCAAAACTGAAGGTAAGATCACTGTTGGTGATGATGGTCTCGACATAGCCGCCGCCGTCATCCGCATCAGAGGTAACCGAGTTCGGGTTGAAGTCGAAGCCTTTCGACGTACCAGCAGCCAGCGCCTTCCACTCTGATTCGAGTGGTTTGACATCCGGGCAGCCATCGGCGACCTCCAGCACGACCGCACCGCCGAAAAGGCGCTCGTTCGAGTTCTGGCAATTAGCCATGTGAAACTCCTCTTTGACGTATAAAAGAAAACCCGCCGGAGCGGGTTATTTGGTTGGGAATGGCTATTCGCCAAACGTGCATGCAAATTGCAATCGGAAGACTATTCGCCCTTCTTCTGTGAGCACTGGCGCGGGGATTGCGCCCATGTTCTGGATGTAGCCAACGCACTCGTCAGCCATGGGGTTAGCCTTGACGTAATCGACGATGCGGTTAGCGGCCTCCAGCGCCGCTTTGCGCTTATCTTTCGCACCTACGACATCGACAAGGACGTGGTATTCGTTCCCGAGATCGGTTCTGATGTCAGATCCGCCGTTTGGCCTGAATACCATGATCGCCTTCGACAGGTCGCCCGGGTCGTCGTACATCAATTGTTGCACCGTGAAGCCGGTCGTTAACCCGGCGTCGCCGAACATGTTGCGCACCCGCTCGTGCATCATGGGTGTCATAGCGAAAGCTCCTTGCGCATCACCGCGTCAACATTATCGCGCTCGTCATTCGCGCCTTTGGTCAGGAATTGCGGCTCACCATGCGGATCCCAGTAGTTGCCCGTTCCGGTCCCGCCGCCGAACTGCTGCCCGGCACGGGTCGTACCGAAGTGCGCGCGCGTCTGGCCTTTCAGCTTACCTGACGCCTCATGGACGTACGCGGCATAGTTGGCTGAATAGCCAATGCGCCCGGTGATGAACACGCCTCCAGCGTCGATTTCCCGGAACTGGCTGTTAATAAGCGTGGAAGTGTCGATCGGGGTGTAATACGCCGCCCGGGCGCCGATGAGTATCATCGCCGACTGCAGCGCGCGGATTACTTTGCGCCCTTTCACATCGTTGATGATATCGTTCAGATGCTTTTTAGCCTGGCTGATGCCCTTCACTTTGATGCCCATGGCTACACTCCCGTAATTATCGCCCAGTCATCTTCCAGACCGTCGAGAGTGTCGTTCCAGCGCGTCACGTGACGAACCTCATCGGCACCGGCCACGACCGGGTCCGGCTCAGCGCTAACACCAATCAGGATGTAATCGCCCTCATCAGCCAACGCATACGCAGTAAAGAAGGTGTTTTTTACAACGACCTCTTTACCGATTGACCCGAGCTTTGCAGACAGCCCGCCGATGTAGTCGCACATGATGGTTTCAGGAGGTTCATATGGGTCGACAGGATCACCCCACTCATCATTACCACCTGCACCCTTGCGCCATATCGTGCATGGCTTGTTGTAGGACCACGAAGCTGTAGATGACATCAGCCCTCCTTCCAGCGCAGCACCTTCGCGCCAGTCGCCCGGATGCGCGGGCAGTTGATGAACCACTCGCCGTCCGATTTCACGTAGCCGGTAGTCTCCCGCCCGGTATCGGTCATCACCCAGACGCGGGTGAACGCGCGCGGAAGGCCGTGCTTAACTGATTTGTACGTCATCAGCAGCCCCCAACCACCATGAACAGACCGACACTGTTACCAGCGCTGATCGGCAACTCACTGGTGCAGCCGCTGGTGTCGAGCCTAGCCAGCGAGTCGCGCAACCAGGTAATGCTGTCGTCGCCATATTCAAACGAGCGGGACGCGCCAGACGGCGCCCCCTGCGATTTGATACGGCGCGCGCCGGACGACGTAGCCATAAGCGCGGCGGCGTACATCAGGATCAGCTTCGCGGTGCAGTCGTCATACCCAGCAGCATCGAGGCACGGGATAATCTTGTTCACCACGCAGAGGATCGGCTCCAGCAGAGCGCCCGGAATGGAGTAACCCAATTCACCGAGGAACGCCTGCACGTCTGCCGCTGCGATTGGGTCAGCCATGGTTATTTCGCCTTCTTGGTTGCTTCTGCCAGCGCGGCTTCGGCCTCTTCAGCGCGTTTGTTTGCCGATTCCAGCTCATAAGCATGCGCCTGCTTCAGCTGCTCAAGGGCATCAGCATGCTCTTTATCTTTTGCATCAGCGTGTGACTGCGCCTGCTTCAGCTGCTCAAGGGCATCATTGAGTTTTGACTGCAGATCGGATGCGCCGGATGCAACCGGCGCAGACGGTGTCGCCACTTCGAAGACGAGCTTCTCACCCTTCTTCTCTGTGGATTTCTCAACCTTGCCCTGCTCAATCCACTTTTCAGCGATCGAGTCATCAACATCATAAACCTGTCCAGCCTCCAGCTTTTGAAGGCTGGCACCGGCAAAGAGGTTTGCTACCAATACCTTTACGAGTGCCATGTTTTTTCCTTAGCTCGAAGCGTGAATTACAGAGTAGTGGCCGTTGATGTCCTGCTTGACCATCAGGCCAGCAGCACCCCAGGTACGCCAAACGTAATCTGAGTTGTAGAACTGACGTGGATCAGCGACGGTACCGAACGCCTGGCCGACGATAGGAGCAATCACGCCAGCCTGTAGCGGCACGATTACGATTTCGTTGCCGGTCAGCTCAGCATCTTCTTTGATTGCCGCGATGCCTGACAGTTTGGAGATCTCTTCCAGCACGGTGCGGAGAGAATTCACATCGAAGTACTGTTCCCAGTTGGACATGATTTCGCTGGAGACGTACCACGTCTGCTGGCCGTACTGCATGTTTTGCAGCTTGAGGACGTCACGCAGGGCGATCGCCGCGGCACGCATGGCTTTCGGGTCGGTGCTGATTGCGAAGTTAACGGTCAGCGTCACCTGCGCCACACGCTCATCGTGACGCAAACCCTTCCAGGTCTTGTCATCGAATTTGATGTAGTTACCGGCCGCATCACGGAAGCCTTCCCAGATGTAGTCGACATACTGGCGACGTACGTCATCGACAGAGCCCGCCTGAGCGTCAGCCAGGGATGAGAGCGCAGAGCCTTTATTAAATACCGGATCACGCCAGTTGAATTTAAATCCGCTGTCGTGGATCGGCACCATGGTGCCATCGAAGGTGTAAGACTTCGCATCCAGCGCGGCACCAATCTGACCGGACATGGAAGTGTGCGCCCAGCCACGGCCGCCGGTGCGAGCATACTCGTACACAGACTCTTCAAGACGAACGGAGCGAGACAGCGGCATCAGGTCGTTCAGTAGCGTGAACTCAGTGTTAGGTTCAAAATGCTTCAGCACAGTCTGGTCATAGGCCTTGTAAAGACGGCGAATATCGTCGACTGCGTTTACCGTGTCCAGCACCGGGGCATTTGCCGCTTCACCGCGAACGCGGGTACGAGCAATAAAGTCTGCC